TTACTCTGCGCACTTAACTTCAACAATCTTCTTTTCTTCAAGGCGAGTCGCGCCCATGGTCATCTTGACATATGCCTGCCAAGGACGACCCGAGAGGTCTTCACGTTGAGAAATTGCGGTCATGATGTCGCCCCAGATTCCGAGGTGCATCCCGCTCTTTGCGAAGATCGGGATACGGCGGTACGAGGAACCGTCGATGTCCAGGCGTTCGCAATGAACGATCGTAATGCCCATGAAGCGGGTGACCTTTCCTTCGACAAGCACAGGCTTCTCGTTGAACTCGGTCGAGATGATTTGAGCTTCAGCGAGGAGGTTATCGTGCTGCTTAGCAGTAACAACGGCGATGATCTCGTCGGAGTCGAAGTCCACTTCGTTTGCCATCAGGATGCGCTTAGCTTCGCGAAGCTTAGATACCGTGAGGCCGGTGTTGCTTGCGGCGCCGAAGTTCACTGCGACTTGTTGGCCGGCAGGGAACGAAGTGCTCGTCGCGCCCGTTTCGCCGGTCTTTGCAGTACCGAAGAAAGATTCGATGATGAGGTCGTCAACTTGACGGCCGGCAGCATAGACAGCGTTTTGAACGTACTTGCTCTTAGGATCAATTAGCAAACGGTGTTCGTCGAACGAATCTAGGAGCTGGGGCAATTCAAAATCCGAAGGCAAAATCCAACGGCGATCGAGAGGGGAGTCCACGCGGCCCATTGGGGCGAAGCGGGAACCTACGGGAAGCATCGAGATCGCGCCGACTTGGTCCACAGGGGAAGCTTGCTTGCCCATGTAGGAACCGCTCGTCACTTTGTCGCGAAGCTTGGAACCCTTTTGCTGAAGAAGAAGATCAATCGTGTTTGCGTATTGCTGGACGAAATGGCTAGGAACGTTGACACCCGACATGGGAGTCCTCCAAAAATAAAAGGTTTATTTCCGAAGGGCTTGTCCGGGTCGTTTCCTAGCGGGGCCAGCTTCATGCTCTATCGCCGAGCAGGCGCTTCGTCTTTCCGAAGTGTCTTGCCGATTCTACAGGAGAGCTTCTGTAGAGTTGTCGGCTACCTTAGACTTCGGAGGTCTTCCGCGTTTGACCGCGTGAACCTCTTCCGCCACACCTGCATCCGAAGACTCGCCGAAAAGTTGCTTTTCGACTTCCCTCACCGTCGCTAGGTTTGCCTCCAAAGAGATCCCTTTGACATAAGTGAGTTTCAAAATCTCAAGACGTAGGTCTACTCTCTCCATAAACTTTCATCCCTATCGGGTTAAAAATCAACCGCCGGCTGCGTAGCGGTGCAGTTTTTCCCACATGTCGCGAGCGGCAGTCTCGCCAATAGCCAAACGACGCGTGAAGTCAGAGTCTTGTTTGAGCGCCTTGATCTGATACTGAGCCTGTGAAGGCGTTGGGATTCCAGCCCCACCCTTCGAGTCAGCGCCCACGAAGGAGTCTTCTCCGAGCTTTGAGCCGATCGTGTGGAGCATCTTCATCAAAGGACCGAACCCGATTGCAGATTCCAAGCGGTCAACCATCTCGCCTTGAAGGCCAAAGGTCTGGGCAGCACGGCGGGCGATGTTCACGTTTTGCTCGTGAGCGGCACCCCACTCTTGCTTAAGCTTGCCGACATCCTGTTCAACTTTGGCGGCTTGCTGAGCTTGTTGGGCTTCCATGTTTTTTCCCACGTACTCGTTCCACTTTGCAGAAAGTTGTTCACCTTGCGTGCGCGTGAGGTTCAGTCCGTGGAAGGTTTCTTTCGCCCACTTTGCGAAAGCTTCATCGCCGCCTTTTTCGGGCATTGCGATTTGATACTCGTCCGCCTTCTCGGGCTTTCCCAAGCGATTGTAAATCTCTCCCCACTCAGGGGCGTCGGCCTTTTCAGGGAGCTTGAGCAAACGCTCTTTAGGAACACCGAGCGTCTTCTCCAAGTTGCGGTAGCTCTCCACGACGGAAGCGGGATCTTTGAATCCCTTCGTCTGAACGTAACCCTTCACGTCTTCAGCAAGGCCCGAAGTCCAATCGCTTGTCGTCGCGGGAGTCGAGGGGGTTGCCGGTGTACTCGGGGGCGTTGCTGGCGGTGTTGCGGCGGGAGCGCCGTTTCCGATCACTGAGCCTACCGTCGAAGTTGCTTCACTCATTCAAGATCTTTCCTTCCGTAAAGTTTCCAAAGTTCATCGTCGTTAAACTGTAAATGGTTTTGAATACGCAACCACACTTCGCGCCGGCCTTCAAGCTCCGCATGAATTCTTGGGTCCGCATGGTAGGTGGGGGTGTGCGCGCGACAAAACCAAGCGAGATCCTTCAAGACTTCTTCGGTGAACACGTTGTCGCGATTGAATACCATTCGATAGGCGTAACGTCGCCTGTTCAGGTATCGCTTGGTCGCCTCGACTAATTTCTCGATCATTAAGCCTTGTTAGCTTGCTTTGCTGCCGCGCCGGCCTTCACCATTGCTGCCGCAGCCGGAGCCGCCTGAATCATCTCTTGGTTTTGTGCTTGTTGAGCGCGTCCTTGCCTCAACGCCATCACGTCTTCCTGCGACTTCATCCATGCCGCGGGAACGCCTTGAATGTCTGCCATCGCTGGGATGATCGCATCCCAGTTGAAGAAATCCAAGGGCTCGGGGTTTTGGGTAATGTTCACGATGTTGAGCGCCGACTCCACGGTCCGCATGATACCGGCTGCTTCTTCAGCGCGCTGAGTGCGGGAGATCGGAGAATCGTACTCGATACGGAATTCTCCGCCAGCTTCTCGAAGGGCCGGAGGCATCGGAGGGAGAACGCCTTGACGAGAAAGGATGTCCACTTCCCGCTCGATCATTGGCCCCAGGTATTCCGATTGCTGGCGACCGATCGTAGGCGCGAGGAGAATGCCCTTCTCGCGGGTACGTTCCATAATCTCGGTTGCCGTCATCTGAGGGGTTTCAATCAGGATTTGGAAAAGCGTGATGAGGAACGCGTCGTTAATGACCGCTCGTTCATCGTCCATGAGATCCTTGCCAATCGAGATGTTCCCCACCGGCAAAGGTTGAACGAGCGGTCTTCCGTCCGCGGAAATTCCGCCCGCATTAATGTGGCCGGGCTTCAAACTAAACGTGTCGATGATGCCATCGTCGTGAGCGAGGAGAACGGGGTCCACCGCTCTGTGGCCTTGCTTCAGCACCGTTTTCTTTTGCTCGTTCAAAGTCTTCACCGCGGGGAGAACATCCATCGCGGGAGAACGACCGTAGACTTCACCGGGGGATTGCTCGTAGCGCGGGATCGCGTAAGGGAAGGTCGTGTAGCCGCCTTCCTGCAAAAGCTTTCTTCCGTCCACCGACACGTAGTAGGAACCGTATCGCATCCCCTTCGCGTCCACACGATTGGGGTCGTAGTCCGTCCGGTCCTTCACGCAGTGGATGAAAAAGAATTCCGTATCGGGGGAGCCGTTTGCCGCCGACTTGATCGAACCCGGCAGATTGTCCAAGCCCCACTTCTCAGCGGCTTGGCGCGCGGTCAATGCAAAATACCTGTGCGCGCGGTCCACGATGCCTTGGTGATTCTCGGCAAAGTAAATCTCAGAAAGGTGGCAAGCGCGATACCGCAAACCAATCTCGCCAAACAGCTCGTCGATGAACATGGGGCCTGTGCCGTAGGCTCCGAGCATCTTGTAAACCATTTGGTTTTGGGAGGAGAAGTTCGCGGTCGGCGAATAACGGAACTTGAAGAGGAGTCGGTTTACGTCTTCAAACCAAAGGCGCGTTTGGCGATCTTTTGCGAGCCGCGGATCGCTCGGCATAATGCGATGCCAGGTTTGGTTTCGTGGAGTAAGCAGTGAATCAAGGATAGCGGCAAATCGATTAAGAGCAACCGCGGCAGTGGAATCGAAAATGTATTCGTTTTTCTTTTCACCGCGATTCTCCTGAAAGCCCCGAGATTGGAAAAGGTCTTTGTGAGCGGGGAGCATCCGCTCGGAAATTTCGCGCCAGTGTGATTCCCACTCTCCACGATCGCTGGAAAGTGTTCCGTACTCGTCCAGAATGGAGTTAACCAATTCTTCTTCGGACTTCTTTTTCTTGCCGTCGATTTCGAGCATCATGAGCCGAGGAGTGTCTTTCTTGCTGAAGTTTTCTTACCCTCGTCGCCGTAGTATTTTTTTCGGCGTTGCTCCCTAGCCTTTTCAAAATCTTCAAAAGAAGCGGGAGGCGCAGAGGGTTCCGAAGTTTGGGCCACGGGAGCTTCTTCCGGTTTTGGGGCTCCGTTCAGAAACGCTTGCATTTTTGGATCGTTAGCAAAAGAGCGAGCAACCATACATTAACCTCCTAAAAGAATTCTTCTAGAAATTGTTCCAACGCCCGGGCCAATGCCTTGCGCCTGATTTGCTCCGGTCAAAATGGTAGAGGCCCTCGAACGCGCGCGACGTTGCTTGGCCGCAGCGGCGTCCTGCGCCTGAGTGGTGTCGCCAAGTTTCGGAGCTTCAGGCATAGGCTCAGGCTCTCCGCCCGGCATTTGGGCAATAATTTCTTGGTCCGACAAACCGGGTTGCGAGTAGCCGCCGGTTCCGGGGACTGTGCCCGGGAACATTTCGTTGTAGAGGTCGTCGGGAATTCCTGGACCACCGGCCCCGCCGCCGCCATAATTGGTGTCCATCCCACTCCCACCGGCAAATCCGCCGCTACCGCCACCGCCATCGGCCATTTCTAGAACCTCCTAGGAACTTAATTTAAAACTACCCGCCAAAGATGTTGTAGT